TTGTGACTGGTGTTGTGGTGGTGGTTGTAACAGAAGTGGTTGTTACATCAGTTTGAGTGTGACGGTTGATTCTCTGTCTTCCATCATCTTCAGTTGCTGTATGAGTAACGTTTGTTTGAGATACGGGAGCAAGAACAGCGACCGATGAAACTACATTATTAACAGTATTGGAACTGACCAGAGTTGGTGGTGGAGGTGTTCCCCCAGTTTCGTAAATATCAAGAATACCATTCAGGTTAGCATCGCCAGAAAGTGCTGCTGCTGAAAGAGATACAGTACTGGAAAGAATCACACTATCCATAGGCATCCAGTTGACTGTTGGAGACCCAGCAGCATTGTAGGTGAATTGATAATCACCAGCACCAAGTCCAGTGAAAGTTACACCCTGCCAAGCATATGATGTTTGGATATTAGTATCATATGGAACTAGTTGTGTTCCATCAGAGGTAAAATAGTTTGTACCAGGAATCAATCCGTCTGGCGTTGTTGCTGACAATAAAGACCAGTTTACAGTTGTCGCAGAAAAAGCAGTTCCGTTGATACCTTGTAAGGTTAAAGTTCCTTCATTAAAGTTAGTTCCTGGATGCCAGTTACCATACCAGAAAGTAACGGATCCATTTCCCCCACCAACATATCCTATAGAGTTGGTGTGAGACAATGCTGCTGTTGGCACTCCAAGAAGAAGCGCAGACGCTGCAGCCAGCGCCTTTTGCGTATTGGTGGACATAAAAATACAGTGAGTTGGTGGTTTGAGATTCTCTAGAACCTACAAATCACAACTCACTGTGGTGGTGGAGTTGTTTTCAACTCAATGGTTGAAACTATTTATCCTTTTTTCCAAGCTTCACCTTCTGCTTTTCTTCTGCGAGCAAGTCCTGCTTCTACATTTGAACCAGGATTACGATAAAGATAGAGAGCATCAGGAACTAAATCCCACTCCTTATTCTTCAGGCGTTTAGTAATAGTATTAAAGTTAGCACCGTTGTAAAAACCGGCACCAAGATTATAAGCAAAGCTGAGCAGAGCTCCTCTTTTTCCATCTGACATTTCACTCCAAAAGGGAATTTTTCTTAAAGCAGGTAAAAACTCATTCTTGCACTGTTCAATGAGAAGTGCATCTGCTTCTGCCTGTGTGAGAGTATCACCAAGTTTAAATGCTGATCCATCCTTCTTGCGGGTAGAGCCCCAACCAATTGTGATTGGAAGTCCACCAGTCAAAGGGTCAGGATATGCCTTTAGATGGCATCCTTCAAACTCTTTTATCAACTTGATGCCCATTTGTGGGACATCATCACCACCTGTTACAGGAGCTGCAGCAGCGGCAGGGGCTGATGCAGCACTAGTCTTTTTTCCTCTAAAAATCTCCGCCCAATCAACATTATCTTCTAGATACTTGACTGGTAGGTTATCTTCTAACCATTGAACTGCTTTAACGTGATTTGGATTTCTTTCATCATAGAACTGAAAGAAATTGTGTAGATCAACTCTTGCCATGTGGTCCTCCGAAATACTTTTGATACAATTGATTTGCTTCCACGTGCTTACCGTGATTTGTAAGATCCTTAATGACCTTAAGCATCTTTCTCTTAAAATTAGTCGAAGATTCTTCCCCAGCCATCATTGCCTCCTGGACACCAGCGGTGCTTAAGCATTGCCTTGGTATAAATGGTCTTCTTACCATTTGTTACTGGACCAGTGTAATTATCATTACATGAACCATATGGATCATTGCAATAGTAACCTTTACCATCTGGAGTCTTACCGATGACTACAACCATGTGCCCACCAGTAGGAGAAGATAAAGAACCACGATGCAAGATACCAATAACAACAGGTTTCCCAGCATCAAGACTCTTATCAATGTCAGCAAAAGAAAGATTGTAACTAAAGTGTGACTTAACTCCATAACCTGCCAGAACTTTTGTCTGTACCGAATGGTCAGTCGTGTCGCCAATCGCAAATACTTTCTTAACATATTCGTCGTCACCCTTAATCGATCCTGGCTTAAGGAAAGCAAGGCACATTGCACACGATGAACTGTTACAAGTTCTATGTGCATCTCTGTAGTTGTCTACTTGATTGAAATAAGGAACTGCTAAAACCTCTGGAGTTGGTGGTTTTGTTCTGAAAATACCAATCCAGTCAGTTTCTGCATCATCTAAAAACTGAGCAGGTAGGTTATCTTCTAACCATTGAACTGCTGCTACGTGATTTGAATTTTTTTCGTCGTAAAACTTAAAAAAGTTATGAAGATCTAATGTCATCTTCCTCTCCTATGAATTCTAATGAGAAAATATCATGCTCTGGAATATCTGGATTCAACCATTCACTAAACTCAGATTGAATCGCATGGGCATCTTCAATATTTTTTTCTTCACATAGGAAATGTATACGATCAATTGCCCAATCATGTGATTGTTTCAGAGTCTTTTCCAAAGTTTCCATAATCTTTTCGCATGTAGCGTCCTAGGATATTACTATTGTAATACGCTGGACTCCCATCGTCAAGAGACTCGATCAACACATTATTTAGGAAGAGCTGTTTTGTTTCTTCGTAGTTGCACTGTCCTTTGGTTTTATGGAGGCTAAGTATTGTTCTGTCGCAGGATGCTTTTCCCCAAATGTTAATATCGGATTTGAGTTCAGGACAGGAGCCGTAATATGCTTTCCAATCGGACTCTGACTTAACTTTTCTAGATTTTCCTCTTGGTGTGCGGAAAGACCAGAAATACTTTCTACCAATATAACTACGACCAGTTTTATTGCAGTGAATATGATAAACAAAACCAAAATTATCTTGAATATCAGAAGACTCAAATATTTCCCCATTGAATCTCCAAGGGTTTTCATAACTCATATTAAAGGTCTTTATGAGATATTATTTATCTTCAACCCTAGCAAAGCGATTCTAGCAATAAAAAAGGGGGTTTGTCAACCCCCAAGTGTTATGTTAAACTTTTATCAACCAGAATAATCACCTTTATTCATTCTACCTTGTCTTTCAACTTGCCCAACACTCATACCAGTTTTTAGTTTTGCCTTTCCGCAATATCACGAATGACTTCTGCATCCATTTCCATCATTACATAGAGTGCTTCATCTACGGTCTCTACGTGCCCGTTGTCGATGAGATACTCAAGGACTAAATCAAAAGCATCATACTCATAGGACTGGTTTAGCATCTTCTCTCTAGCGGTCTGTCTGGGCGCTACAGGGGTTGGTTTAGGGGTTGCAGCAAGGGCAGCGGTCTGCTTAACTTCAGGTGCTTTAAATGCTGATGCACCTGGAGTTGGTGATGAAAATGCTTTAGCACCAGCAGATTGACCTGCTGATTGAATTTTAGCAGTGGTGCCCGCAGCCTTTGCTGCCTGAAGTGCTTTTTCTGGAGAAGCACCAGATGCTCTTGCTGCTTGTGCTGCCTTTAATTCGGCAGAGGTTGGAGTTCTTCTTTCGAATGAAGTTTTGCCCAACATTCCGGTTGCAGGTTTTGCAGGTGCTGCAGGTCTAGTGGGGGCAACTTTAGCTACATTAGTAGGAGCAGCACTACCACCACGAGCAGTATAACGTGCCTTCTCAGCACCTGTAAAGGCACCTGCAGTGAATTTACCAGTAGACTTATCTAACTTACCCTCTACCCCACCTTTCTTTGCCAAGACTACTGAAGAAGGAGCTGGTTTAGCAGTTGCAGGAGTAGCGGATCTAGCAGGAGTAGCAGGTGTTGCTGCTCTAGCGGGGGTAGCAGGAGTAGCGGGTTTACCACCAGCGGGTTGCATTCCCTTTGTGAAAAATTTAGTTGCTGCTGCTTGTGTAGTCTTAGTATCAGATACTATTTTATCAAAAGCACCCTCCATTCCCTTTCTTGGTTGTTGTGCTGGTTTTTGTCCGGTAAAAACTGGAGATGGGGTACTTTTAATAGCAGAAAATACATCCATTTTTTCATCAATTTGCTCAACTTCTTCTGAAAGATTTTCTTGTTGAGGAGCACACATCGATGTATATACTTCCATCAATTTACGTGCTTCACTGGTTGAAAGTTCCGACATTTTTTTCTTTTATTTCTTTTATAATTTTATTTATAAAAAAAGAGGGTCCCGAAGACCCTCATTTCACATCATCACTACATTTACCCAACCATTCTTTTGAGTAATCATAATCACCAAACAAGTATTCATCACATTCTGCTGCTTCTTGATATGCGTTCAGGATTGCTTGCTCGCACCATTCATCATAGTTGGAATCCTGAGAAAGTATCTTTGGTAACATCCTGTTTGATTCCTCCAACAATGTAAGACTCGACCTCTGTTTCCTGTGGTGCCACTTGAAGACCCTTAGAGGAAATCCAATGCTCAGTCCAAGGAAGTGGATTATTCTTCGCAGAAATATCATAAAGTGGTTTGAGACCAATTGCTTTCATTCTACGGTTTGCGATCCATTCAACATACTGCTGAAGAAGTTTATCATTTAAACCAATCATAGAACCATCCTTGAACAGATACTCTGCCCAAAGTTTTTCTTGATTGACAGCATTCTCAAAGGTCTTGTAGAACCATTGCTCTTCTTCTTTGGAGATACGTGCCATCTCAGGGTCATCACCCTCTTTCCATTTGTTCAGAATATTCTGAGTGATAACCAAATGTTGGTTCTCATCACGGGCAATCAGTGAGATGATTTTTGCACTTCCTTCCATAAGTTTGAGTTCGCCAAATGCAAAACTGCAAGCGAAACTGACATAAAAGCGAATACCTTCAAGAATATTAACGTTTGCAACTGCTCTAAACAGTTTTCTTTTGAGTTCATACCTTGCTTCTCGTGCGTATGGGACTTGTTCTAACGCATGAATCCACTCACTAGAATTATCATATTGATGAGCACTGTTGATGAAATCGTTGTATGCCTGAGTCACACTCACGGCACGTTCCATAATACGATCCTCTTTCAGAATCGTATCAAAAACTTCAGATGGGTCTGAATAAACATTCTTGATGATATAAGTGTATGAACGGGAATGAATCATTTCCATAAACTCCCATACCTTCATACACGCTTCTAATTCAGGTAGTGAACAGTATGGAGCAAATGCCATACCAGGACCACGACCCTGAACTGAGTCCAGCATCACCTGATATTTCAGGTTACTGGTAAAAATATGCTTCTGCTCTGGACGAAGCGTTTGATAGTCTGCCCTATCTTTTTGCAGAGAAACCTCTTCAGGTCTCCAAAAGTATCCTAATTGTTGAGTTGTTAGTTTGTCGAAGATTGGGTATTTGTAAGAATCATATCTTTGTATTCCTAGTGGTTGACCAAAAAACATTGGCTGTTTTCTAGTGTCTACTTCTTGAGAATTAAAAACGGTCATTGATTCGACCATTGATTTTTCCTCTGAATTTTTCTTAAAACTAAAAACCATACTTCCCTCAACAAATTAACTTTAACTCACACTCTAATATTTAACTGAATCAGATTTTGCAACTTTCGCAGTCTTCTTCACCATTATTCATAATGTCGTCCAAAATTGATTCAAGTTTTTGTTTCTTTTCTTCGACCACTTCATCAGACTTATTATCATAAGTATTTTGATAATAACTTGTCTTCCAACCCAATTTATAGGTCATTAGAAGATCCTGTGCCATTACTGAAGTAGGAACCTCATTATCTGGGTAATTTTCTGGATTATAGGACCAATTTCCAGAAATCGCTTGATCAAAGAACTTTTGCATAACAGCAACAATATGAATATAACCGCGATTGCTAGGCATATCCCACAGAAGCGTATAATTATTCTTAAGTGTTTGATACTGGGGAACAATTTGCTTAAGTGGACCCTTCTTTGACTTTTTAACGGACAAGTATCCGCGAGGTGGTTCGATTCCATTTGTTGCGTTTGACACAACGGAACTGCTCTCCGATGGCATCTGTGCGGACAATGTTGAGTTCCGTACACCATACTGGATTACCTGCTGCCTAAGACTTTCCCAATCATACTTCAATTCATTAGGTACAATTTCATCAACATCCTTCTTGTAAGTATCTATGGGAAGAATACCTTGCCCATACTTAGTTCGGTGTGAATATTCACAAGCACCTTTTTCTTTTGCAAGATCAACAGTTGCCTGAATCAGATAATACTGGAATGCCTCAGTCAAATCGTGGACCAGTTTCCAGGCACCAGGATCATCATAATGCTCACCGTGCTTGGCGAGATAGTGAGCAAGACCAATGAAACCTACCCCAAGTGAACGACGTGCTCTGGTGGCGATTTCTGCTGCTTTAACGGGGTATCCTTGAAAATCAATAAGTTCATCGAGACTCCTAACAGCAAGATCACAAAGAACTTCAAGATCCTCAAGATCCCTGATTTTGCCAATATTAATAGCAGAAAGGATGCAAAGAGCAATTTCACCATCAGGATCATCAATATGCTGAATAGGTTTGGTAGGCAGAGTAATTTCTTGACACAGATTGCTCATCTCAACTTTATCCATAAAGGAAGAGTGAGAGTTACAATGGTCAATGTTCATAATATACAAACGACCAGTTTCAGCACGTTCTTTCAGGAGGTCCAAAAAGAGTTCTTGACCGCCGATAGTTTTTCTTGGAACAGACTGATCTCGTTCATAACGAACATACAACTCGTCAAATCCATCAGTGCCAAAAGCATCATACAGACCAGGAACGGAGTGGGGAGAGAAGAGAGAAATCTCTTCGTTGCGGATGAATCGTTCATAGAAGAGTTTGGAGATTTGGATACTATAGTCTAACTTACGAACACGATTATCTTCGGTTCCTTTATTATTTTTTAGTACTAGAATATCTTCTATTTCTTGGTGCCAGATGGGGAAGTGGACAGTTGCTGATCCACCTCTGATGCCATTTTGAGTGCAGCATCGGACAGTTGCTTCAAACTTTTTGAGGAAAGGGACAACACCTGTGTGCTGAACTTCTCCACCTCTGATTTTA